CCCCTAGTACAAAAAAAAGTGTCCACCACTCCGGGCAAGTGTGCGTACTACCGGACAGCCTGAAACCCAATGCTGGCGCGGGTTTCGAGTACTAGTATTGGAACTGTCCACCTCCAAAACACAAACACACTTCTTTTTCTTTTCCAACTGCGCGTGTTTGCGAGCGCAGCGGACGGACGGCTGAACGAGTGCACGCACAGACGAATGAAAAAATCCCCCTACTACTATCTATCTAAATAGGTAAGTAGTAGTAGTAGTAGAGGGGGCGCTAGGATCCACGCGGGTTTCCGGGTGTCCACGCTAGTGGTGGGAGTGCCGGAATGGTGGGTAAAGTGTCGTACTGCGAATGCATTCGCAGTAGCACTAGGAAACGGATGCAAATGCACCCGAATGGGCGGATCAGGCAGCGTGTGCTGCACGCAGAGCCTCGACGGGCAGGTTGTAGGCTGATGCCAGCCCCGTGAGGATCGGATCGACTGCCTCCTCTGGTGCAGCGTCCAGCACGAGCCAGTGCTGCTGCACTACCTGTAGCGCGGCTTCTGCCTGCCGCGCCTCCCGTTCGAAGTTCTCCTGCGCCTCCTGCCACAGCGTCGGGCAGGTCTCTTCTGCGAGGCGCATCGCCTCGTCGAGCACGGGCTGGTCGAGCCAGCCGCAGGTGTACTGCGGCCAAGACGCCCCAAGGAAACCGCCACCACGGACGTGGCGGATGATGGTCTGCGCGGCAAGCCGTGCGAGTTTGTTCTGAGCGGTGTTCAGGTGCATGGTGTACTCCTTGAAGGTTGCTGATGGACTCATCAGGCAGCGCGTCACGCTGCGACCACGGGAGAGCCCCGTGGTTTCGTCCTAGCCTGCGTGGGAGTTCAGGCGCAACGCGATCTGGTCGGCAGCATCAAGCGCCCAGCGCTGCGCGTTTCTACCGTGCAGCACACGCCACGCGCCACTGCGCTGCGCAACGTAGCACTCGACCCATTCGGGCGACGGACGGACCTCGTGCAGTCGGTCGGGGATGTTTCTGCCCACTTCAGGATCCCTGCGATGCTGCGGGTGGACACGATGTCTGCGCCTTCGGGCGCATCGGAAACGCAAAGGTAGTGCATGACCTACTCCTGAAGAAACGGATGCAAGTGCATCCGAATGGGATGAGGGGACACGGAAACCCCGTGCCACCCCCAACGAACAACGCGAGCCCTGCTAGAAAACTGTCAGACGCTGCGCAGCGCCCGGTAAACCACATCGGCGCGCTTCTGGTCACCGCAAGCGGCCAGGAACGCCTTGAAAGCCTCGCGCTCGGCAGCGGATACGCGGACTTTCGTGGGCTTCGAGGGTTTCTTCGCAGCGTCGGGGTTCTGCGAGCCGCACAGATCCTTCAGGATCCGCTGCAGGTCGCTCTTCGCGGTGTTGTACCGCGCAGAGGATGCGTCGAGCACCTTCGTGCCCTTCGCCTTCCGTTCGCCATCGACCACGCCAACCCCGTACTTCGCGGCCACGAGCGGCAGCAGTGCTGCCCGGATCGTCTCAGGCGCTTGACCTGCACACGCCTCGCGTGCCGTGCGAATGCCCTCGTTGTACTTGTCGAGCGCCTTGCGCCCGGAAGCGATGGCGGACAAGACGGAAGCGATAGCGGTGTTGAACTGTTGCATGGTGTATCTCCTGAAATGGATGCATGTGCATCCGATTGATTGCGTCGACGGACTGTCAACGTGGAAGCATTGTAGCAAATCGGTCAGTTTCGATACAAATCATGCTCTCCCCGGCGACCCCACCGTACCCCGACACCCCAAAGCGAGGCGGCGGCACAGACGCGCCCAAGAACAGTGTTTCGCACCAACACCCCGCAGTTTTGTCAAGCGCTGTCAATCGTACCCCCCACCCCCCCTATAAAAAATTTTGACCCTATGTTGTCTAACGATTTACAACCAGCCATAAAAAAAGCCCCGCATTTCTGCGGGGCAATGCATCCAACAAGGAGAGCCACTGGATTGCACAGTGACGGTAATGACTATACACTCAGCGCCAATGGGAGGCAACCATGTTCGATGAGCTTATAAGCTTTGAACCTGAACCTTCCGCCATCGGTGATTTCGTGCCGCTTAAGAAAACGAAAGCGAAGCAGGTTTTGGCTGCACAGAAAAAGACCGCCGACTGGCTGGAAGAGTTGGGTGTACCGTCCGACGAGGCGTTGGATGAGAAGGTGCAGACCGAGACTGCGCGAAAAGCGTTCGAGGCGCTGAACTTCAAGCCCGATAACGCCACGCAGGTGCAGGCGCTCGCCAGTATCAAGACCCCAGCAGCCGTCCAGCATCTGGTCGGCATGCTCACCGCATACGACTGGGAGTTCGTGGAGCAGGCCAAGAACCTGCGCGGCTACACCGTCTCCAAGATCCTTGAGGAAACCTCGCACCCCGACGCCCGTATCAGGTTGAAGGCGCTGCAGATGCTGGGCAACGTGACCGAGATCGCGCTTTTCACCGAGCGTGTAGAGGTCACCAAGATCGACGCCAGCGAGGAAGAGATCGAGAAGCGCCTGCGCGAGCGTCTCGCCAAGTTCCTGACCGCCGACGATGGCGTGAGCATCACGGAAAAGCGCAACGACGCCCCCGCCGTACTCGACACCGAGATCGCCCAGATCGCGGACGTGCGCAAAGATGCTTGAAGAACTGTCCCAGAGCAACTTGAGCGCGCTGCTGGGCAAGCTGTCCCAGATGCCGTTAGCAGAAAAGATGGCGCTGCTGGACGAAATTGAGGCGTTGGAGCACAAAAAGCAGCTAAAGCGCTACCGGGATGACTTTATGGCCTTCTGCGCCTACGTCTACCCGGACTGGAAAGAGGGTCCGCACCACCGTTTCTTGAAGCCGATCCTGCACAAGGTCAACAAAGGCGAGGAAACGCGCCTGACGGTCAGCATGCCGCCGCGTTTTGGCAAGTCCGAGACCATCGCGTACCTGTTTGTTGCATGGTATCTGGGGCACAACCCCCACCACCACATCATGATGGCGACGCACACGGCGTCTCTGTCCGCCGACTTCGGTCGGAAGGTGCGCAATCTGATCGACACGGACAAATACGCCGCCATTTTCCCCGATACCAAGGTCTCCAAAGACAAAAGCGCCTCGGATAACTGGGCGACAACCGCCGGGGGCAAGTATTTGGCGATTGGTATTGGCGCAAACGTCGCTGGACACGGTGCGCACCTGCTGATTGCAGACGATTTGGTCTCGGAACAGGCCGTTTTGGCGAATCCGGACACCGCGTTTGAGACGGCGTGGACGTATATGCAGGTCGGTCCCCTGCAGCGACTGATGCCCGGTGGGCGCATCGTGATGATCGGTACCCGCTGGGGTAAAAAAGACCCGATTGGGCGGGCGCTGGCGTGGGCAGACGACAATCCCAACGCAATTCCGTGGCACGAGATCCGATTTCCGGCGATTTTGCCCTCTGGCAAGAGTCTTTGGCCCGAGCAGTGGCCCGTAGACCAGTTGCAAGCCAAGAAAGCGGGTATGCAGCCCCAGTTCTGGGCTGCGCAGTACATGCAGGAGCCCACTTCAGAGGAAGGCGCGCTCCTTAAACGCGACTGGTGGCGAATCTGGCCCAGCGACGACCCCCCGCACTGCGAGTTTGTGATCCAGACGTGGGACACGGCGCACGACACCAAGAGCCACAACGACTTTAGCGCCTGCACGACGTGGGGCGTGTGGTTCAACGAAGAGACCAACCGCAACGAACTGATCCTGCTCGACGCCATCAAGGGCCGGTGGGAGTTTCCCCAGCTAAAAGAGAAGGCACTACAGCATTTCCAGCAATGGGAGCCCGAGTGCCTGCTGATCGAGAAAAAAGCGGCTGGTGCGCCCCTGATTCAGGAGTTGCGCCAAATGGACATGTTCGTTGAGGAGTACAGCCCGTCACGGGCGTCAGCCGGGGTTTCCAATGACAAGCGGGCACGGGTTAATTCGGTGGCACCGCTGCTTTTTGATGGCGTGATCTGGGCACCAGACAAGCGTTGGGCGTACGATGTGATGAACGAATGCGCGGAGTTCCCCAACGGCGAGCACGATGACTTCGTGGACTGCGTGACGATGGCGCTGTCCCGGTTCAGAAAGGGCGGGTTCGTCACACTGACGACCGACCGCAAGGACGACATTTACTACGGCGCGCCTAGACGGGCTGCGTACTACTGAGGACGAGCATGGCTACGAATATTGACCGCGCACTCTACCCGGCCCCCATGGGCCTTGATGCGCTGGACGCGATGGGCGACGAGCCCCAAGCCATTGAGATCGAGATCGAAGATCCGGAGGCGGTGCGCATTGGCATCGGGGGTGTAGAGATCGAGATCGAGCCGCAGGAAGAAACCGAGGATGACTTCGACGCCAACTTGGCCGAGTACATGGACGAAGGTGCCATGCTTGAGCTTGCGGGCGATATTGAAGGCGATATCGACAATGACCGCGCCAGCCGTAAAGACTGGGAGAAGGCGTACAGCGAGGGTCTGAAGCTGATGGGCCTGCAGTACGAGGAGCGCACCGAGCCGTGGGAAGGGGCGTGCGGGGTGTTCCATCCGATGATTACCGAGGCAGTCGTGCGCTTCCAGTCGGAGACCATCACCGAGACTTTCCCCGCTGCGGGTCCGGTCAAGACCAAGATCATCGGGCGCGAGACTCCGGAGAAGAAACAAGCCGCAGACCGTGTCGAGGCCGACATGAACTACCGGCTGACCGAGGAGATGCCCGAGTACCGGCCTGAGCACGAGAAGATGCTGTGGAACCTCCCGGCGGCGGGCTCGGCGTTCAAGAAGGTGTACTACGACCCCAGCCTCGGGCGTCAGGTTTCAGTGTTTATCCCGGCAGAAGACATCCTGCTGCCCTACGGCACGTCCGACATCCAGACCTGTCACCGCGTCACGCACGTGATGCGCAAGACCAAGAACGAGATCCTCAAGCTCCAGCAAGCGGGGTTCTACCGTGACGTGGACATCGGGGATCCGACCAAGTCCATCGACGATATCCGCAAGGCCAAGGACGAGGAGACGGGCTTCTCGGACGTGAACGACGAGCGCTACACGCTCTACGAGTGCCACGTTGACCTGAACCTCAAGGGCTTTGAGGACGTTGACAAGAACAACGACGAGACCGGCATCGGCCTGCCCTACGTGGTCACGCTGATCAAGAACACGTCGACTGTCCTGTCGATCCGTCGCAACTGGAAAGAAGACGACGACCTCAAGCTCAAGCGCCAGCACTTCGTTCACTACCAGTACATCCCCGGCTTCGGGGCGTATGGCTTCGGTCTGTTCCACCTGATCGGCGGGTTTGCCAAGGCGTCTACGTCGCTGATGAGGCAGCTTGTCGATGCGGGGACGCTCTCCAACCTGCCGGGGGGTCTGAAGTCGCGGGGCTTGCGTATCAAGGGCGACGACACTCCTATCGCTCCGGGCGAGTTCCGGGACGTGGACGTGGGCTCTGGGGCCATCCGCGACAACATCATGCCGCTGCCCTACAAGGAGCCGTCGGCAACCCTCTTCAACCTCCTGAACAGCATCGTTGAAGAAGGCCGCAGGTTCGCGGCGACGGCTGACCTGCAGGTCAGTGACATGAATGCCAACTCCCCCGTGGGCTCGACGCTTGCGATGCTGGAGCGGCAGCTTAAGGTCATGACGGCGGTGCAGGCGCGGGTGCACTACGCCCTCAAGCAAGAACTGGGTTTGCTCGCCGGGATCATCCGGGACTACACGCCCGAGGAGTACAGCTACGAGCCCGACGTTGGCACGGCACCGGCCAAGCAGTCCGACTACGAGCATGTGGACATCGTGCCGGTCAGCGACCCCAACGCGGCGACTCTCAGCCAGCGGGTCGTGCAGTACCAAGCCGTTATGCAGATGGCGCAGATGGCCCCGCAGATCTATGACATGCCGCAGCTTCATCGCGGGATGCTGGACGTGCTGGGGATCAAGAACGCCGACAAGCTCGTGCCGTTGCCCGACGATCAGAAGCCCAAAGATCCGGTCTCGGAGAACATGGGCGCGCTTAACCTAACCCCGCTCAAGGCGTTCCGGCACCAAGACCATCAGGCGCACATCCAGACGCACATGATGTTCATGCAGGATCCGCAGATCCAGCAGATGATTGGGCAGAACCCGCAAGCGCAACAAATTGGTGCGGCTTTGATGGCGCATATTGCAGAACACACCGGCTTCAAGTATCGCGCTGAGATTGAAGCTCGTCTTGGTCTGGCGCTGCGTCCCGAGGACGAGGAACTGCCGCAAGAGGTCGAGGTGGCACTGAGCGCGATGATGGCGCAGGCTGCTCAGCAGGTGACCCAGCAGCATCAGATGGAGGCGCAGCAACAGCAAGCCCAGCAGCAGGCACAGGATCCGATTGTGCAGATGCAGCAGCAAGAGCTTCAGATCAAGCAGCAGGAAGTCCAAATCAAGGCGCAGAAGCTGCAGATGGACGCGCAGGTTGCGATGCAAAAGGCGCAGCTTGAAGCGCAGAAAGAATCCCAGCGCATGCAGCTTGAGGCCCAGAAAGAAGCTCAACGCATGCAGCTTGAGGAGCGCAGGCTGGCGATTACCGCCGCTGCTCAGGCCGACAAGCTTGAGATTGAGAAAGAGAAGATCGGGCACATGCAGCGCTCCGAGTTCACTAAAGTTGCTTCTCAGCGAGAGCAAACGGGCGCTAAAAACAACCTTGAGGTTGCCAAGCTTCGGGCGCAGGCAATGCGCGATATTGAAGCGGCGTCAAACCCCAAACAACCGGCTAAGCCGCAGAAACAATGATCAAAGACTTCGCACGCGTACTGCGCGACAAGCTACGCACCGACATGAACAACTACGCCGACGACATGGCCGGGGGTTCGTGCCGCACGTTTGAAGAGTACCAAAAACTCTGTGGGGTGATTCAAGGTCTAGCCACTGCAGAGCGACACCTCCTTGACCTGCTTAAGAACGTGGAAGACGCCGATGAGTGAAATCCTGCTGCCTCCGGGAATCAGCCTCCCAAAACCCATTCAACCGAAGGACGAGCCTGACGAAGCTGCCCCCGCAGATGAGAAAGCCTCTCAACTGCCAGAGCCTACGGGCTGGAAACTGTTGTGTATTGTTCCCGAGGTCTCGGACACGTACGAGAACTCCGCCATCGTTAAAGCCGATAGCTACATGAAGCTGGAGGAGCACGCCACGACGGTGCTGTTCGTCCTGAAGGTTGGCCCCGATGCGTACAAGGACACGGCCAAGTTCCCGACCGGACCGTGGTGCAAAGCAGGCGATTTTGTGCTGGTGCGTACGTATTCCGGTACAAGGTTCAAGATCTACGGCAAAGAGTTCAGGCTGCTCAACGACGATCAGATTGACGCCGTTGTGCAGGATCCGCGTGGCATCACGCGCGTTGGTGGGTAAGGAGCACAGTCATGGCAGAGAACTACGAGTTTCCTGACGAGCAGGAAGAGAACAAGAAGCCCTCAGTCACCGCGACTGAGGACGATGGCGACGTTGAAATCGAGATCGTAGACGACACGCCTGAGAAGGACCGAGGCCGTAAACCGCTCGATAAGGACGTTACGGACCCGACTGACGACGAACTGGAGAATTACTCCGACGGCGTCAAGAAGCGCATCAAGGAACTGACGCACGCACGCCACGACGAACGTCGGGCCAAGGAAGCCGTCCTGCGTGAACGTCAGGAGCTTGAGCGTATTGCACAGGTGCTGGTGAGCGAGAACCAAAAGCTCAAGTACCAGTTTGCCACAGGCGCTCAGCAGTATGCGCAAACCGCCAATTCAGCGGCGGCGATGATGCTGGAGAACGCCAAGAAGAAGCTCAAGGAAGCGCACGAGGCTTTTGATACCGACGCGATTGTTGCAGCGCAAGAAGAACTTGCCGATGCCAAGATGCAAATGCGTCAGGTGCAAAGCTATCGACCACCCTCTTTACAAGAGCTAGAAACTCCTGTACAAATTCCGCAAGCTGCTCCACAGCAAACGCCGGTCGATGAAAAGACGCTGCGTTGGCAAGCAAAGAACCAATGGTTCGGCGCTCCGGGCAACGAGGAAATGACCAGCTACTCACTAGGGCTGCATCAAAAGCTAGTGAACTCCGGGGTTGACCCCCGCTCTGATGAGTACTTCGAGCAAATTGATGCTCGCGTTCGGGCAACATTCCCCGATTATTTCGGGTCCGAGACTAGGTCTAAAGGAGGTTCAGGAAAGCCGAGTACTGTGGTTGCACCGTCGAGTCGCTCTGCGTCTCCCGGAAAGGTTAGGCTCACAGCCACGCAAGTTGCGTTGGCGCGGAAACTTGGGCTGACCAATCAGCAATACGCAATGGAACTGGCAAAACTGGAGAGATCAAATGGCTGAAGCTCGTACCCCCCGCGAACTGACTTCGCGTGAAAAATCGACCCGCGTGGCTTATGCCCCGCCGAGTCTTCTTCCCGATCCGTCCCCGGAACCCGGCTTTGTGTACAGGTGGATCGCCACCCATGTGCTCGGCCAAGCCAACCCCGCACACGTCTCCAAGCAGATGCGTGAAGGTTGGGTACCGGTCAAGGCGGCGGATCATCCGGAACTGATGCTGACCGGCAACACTGCGAACGGCAATGTCGAGATTGGCGGGCTGATGCTTTGCAAGATGCCTTCTGACCGCGCACATGCACGTGACGAGTTCTACGCCGCCCAAGCGCAGTCCCAAATGGAATCTGTGGATAACCATTTCATGCGCAACAACGACCCGCGCATGCCGCTGTTTCACGACCGTAAATCGACTACGACTCGTGGGACCGGCTTTGGAAATGGCTCTTAAATCTTAGGAGTTAAAAATGGCTTACCCGACTGTTGATAAGCCCTACGGCCTAGCGCCCGTCAATCGTATTGACGGTATGCCCTATGCCGGGGCAATTCGGCAGATTCCGGTTGCGACCGGATATGCCACCGCCATTTGCAATGGCGATACCGTGAAGATCAGCAATGGCTACATCGTTGCCGACACTTCGACCGACGCGGCGACGCCGTGCGGTGTTCTGCTTGGTTGCCAGTACGTGAACTCGATGGGCCAGACGGTTCAGTCGCAGTTCTACCCCGCTGCCGCCGCCACTGCTGCGAACCCCGCGTTTGCGTACGTTGTGGATGATCCGATGGCGCTGTTCAAGGTTGCCGTTGTCTCGGGCACGACCGTTATCGCTGGCGTGAGCCGCGATGTGGTGGGTTCGAACATGGCGCTGGTGCAAAACACCGGCTCGACCTCGACTGGTGATTCGGCTATCGCGGTTCTCTCGACCAGCAGCAACACGACCAACACCCTCCCGGTGCGCGTGATTGATGTTGTGCCGGAGACCAAGACTGGCGCGGATGCCTTTGTCGAACTTCTGGTGAAGATCAACACCCACCAGTACAACAGCACCACTGGTGTCTAAGGAGTAGATAATGGCTATTTCACGCGCACAACTACTTAAAGAGCTTCTCCCCGGCCTGAACGCCCTGTTCGGCATGGAGTACAAGCGCTACGGCGAAGAGCACAAGGAGATCTACGAAACCGAATCCTCGGAACGTAGCTTCGAAGAGGAGACCAAGCTGGCTGGCTTCTCTGCTGCTCCCGTCAAGAACGAAGGCTCGGCGATCCAGTACGACAACGCTCAAGAGGCGTTCACTGCTCGGTATACGCACGAGACCATCGCTCTGGGCTTCTCGATCACCGAAGAGGCGGTTGAGGACAACCTGTACGACTCGCTGTCTGCTCGCTACACCAAGGCGCTCGCTCGTGCCATGGCGTACACCAAGCAGGTCAAGGCTGCGTCCATCCTGAACACTGGCTTCAGCGGTGCGGCTCTTGGCGGCGACGGCGTCTCGCTGTTTGGCAACAACAGTGGCGGCACTCGTGTTGGTCACCCGCTGGTCTCCGGTGGTGTGAACTACAACAGCCCGACCACCGGCACCGACCTGAACGAGACTGCGCTTGAAAACGCGGTTATTCAGATCGCCGCGTGGACGGACGAGCGTGGTCTGCTGATCGCTGCCAAGCCGCGCAAGCTGGTCATCCCGCCCGCGCTGATGTTCGTTGCTACCCGACTGCTCGACACGGAACTGCGTGTTGCGACGGCGGATAACGACATCAACGCCATCAAGAACAACGGGTCGATCCCGGAAGGTTACACCGTTAACCACTTCCTGACCGACAACAACGCGTGGTTCTTGACGACGGACGTGCCCAACGGTCTGAAGCACTTTGTGCGGACGCCGATGAACACTTCCATGGATGGAGACTTTGATACCGGCAACGTCCGGTACAAGGCCCGCGAGCGCTACAGCTTTGGCTGGTCGGATCCCCTCGGCATCTGGGGCTCGGCTGGCGCGAGCTAATTAAATCAAGCACTTAGCCTGATTTAGAGCCCCCGCAAGGGGGCTTTTTCTTGTCCGCTTGACGCTTCCATACCTTGGCGATACAGTACGGGTGTTACCTGTAACTAAGTCTTGGAGGCTATATGGAAGACCCCACACAACTTCCGCGCACCCGCGCAGAAGCTAAAGCGTCAGGCGCTAAGTACTACTTCACTGGCATGCCGTGTAAGTACGGGCATGTAGCGCCTAGAAAAACAAAGGGGGCTTGCACGGAGTGCTTAAAGGACGAGTGGGCTAAGACCAACGCCGCTCGTGTGGAGTACTTTAAGACGTACAACTCGGATGAAGCGGTTCGCCAGCGTAAGCATGCTTGGTACATGGACAACCGAGATCGTGTGATCGAAGCCGCTGCTACAAGACCCACACACGTTAAGCGGGAATATCAAAAGGCGTGGAAAGAGCGCAATCTTGTATGGGTGCGTGCGGACACCAAAGCCCGCCGTCGAAAACACAGGGAAGCCACGCCTAAGTGGCTTACGTCACGGCAGAAGGCAGAAATCCGCGAGCTTTACAAAATCGCTATAACCATGACGAAGACTACCGGCGAGCAGTATGTCGTTGACCACATTGTCCCTTTGCGGGGGGATAGCGTGTGTGGGCTGCACGTGCCTTGGAACCTTCGCGTCATTACGCAAGAGGAGAACCTAGCCAAGTCCAATAAACTGCTTGCGCCCGCTGAGTAGCCATGCTACAAAGCCCATATACCGGGGTTATCCGGTGTGCTAGACAGTCCCGGCTGACGTGTATGCAGACTAGCGCACCGACATCGCATACAGAGGTTCTCAATGAGTTCGACCACGTTTTCGGGCCCGGTAACGTCCACCAACGGCTTTATCGGCGCAGTCCTTACCGCCCCCGCCACCTCGGCTACCGCTGCTACGCTGACGGTTGATTCGACCTACGCGGGCAAAGTCACCCCCCTGAACCGCGCTGCTGGCATTGCTGTGACGCTGCCTGCGGCGACTGGCTCTGGTGCGGTGTACAACTTCTACATCGGCACGACCATCACGTCGAACAGCACCACGATCAAGGTTGTGGGCAACGACATCATGACGGGCACGGCGATTGTGGCGA